TCCACGGCCGCCTGCAACCCGGCTAGGCGCGACGACAACGGCTCCAAGGTCGTGGTGTCGGTGTCCGTGTCGTAGACCTTGACGTGGGGGTAGCACAGGACCGCCCGGTAGCTGGACGTGTCAAAGGCAATGGCGCCGGAGGTGCCGCGTCCGGCCAGGGCCTGCTGGAAGGTGGTGCCCACCGGTGCGTCGACGAAGGCGATGGCGCGCAACGCCTCGGCCTTGACAATCAGCTCGGCCATCACTCCGGCCAAGGGCGAATAGCCAGGCGCGATGAGCAACTTGGGCCAATAGCCAAACAGGCTGTGGGCATCGAGCCATGCCTGCATGCCGGTGCGTTCGCCGGCCGCGTTGGTCTCGCCGATGATGTCGGAGGCCACAACCTTGCTCGGATCGGCGTAGGTGTAGGCCACCTTGACCGTGGCTCCGGCGGCGATGGTCCCACCGGCCACCCGGGTGATGGTGCCCTCCACCGCGTCCAGGGCGTAGTCGGTACCCAGGACATAGGTGGTGGTGCCGTCGCTCGATTTGACCGTCACGGCCGACAATCCGTAATGCCCCAGGTCGATCACCCCGTCGCTGTCAAAGGTCTTGGCCGCCTCGGGCACGGCCGTCTTGTGCGTGTCGGGGTCGAAGACGTTGATGACGATCACCGCTCCGTAGCCGGAGTTGTCGGACTGCTGGTCGCGGATGGCGTCCAGGGCCTGGGGGATGGTGTAGCCGTCCCGGGCCGTGCCGAAATACTGGGCGGCCGTCTTGTCATTCAGGACCACAATCGGTTGATTGATGGTCCGGTAGGCCTCGGCGCATTCAAAAATGGGCGCGGTGCCGACCAGACCGATGACGGCCGTCTTGACCAGGCTGATGGAGACGGCGCCATCGTCGATCTCGGTGGTCTCGACGCCGTGCAGATAGTTAGCTGCCATTGGCGGCCCCCGTGGCGGTCGTGCCGGTCGAGGCGGCCCCCGAGCTGGCGGCGCCGGCCGAAGTCGTGGTGGTGCTCGCGGTCGCCGCACTCGCGGAGGCCGTGGCGGTCGCGGTCGTGACCGTGGTGGTGGCCGCGACCGGCCCGAGCAGGGTCAGATGTTTGCGGGCCACGAGCGCCTTGACATAGGCGTTGTCGTCCGGGAGCGTGACCTCGGCCCCGGGCGACAGCAGCACGTCGCGGCCGCCGGCCAGGGTCACGGCCGACAACGGCCCCTGATAACGGTATCGCTTCTCCATGGATTACCTCTCCGCAGTAATGATCTCGCCGTCCGGATCGCGCAGGCTGATCTTGGCGGCGGCCAGGGCCATGGCCACGTCGTCGGGCAACATGGCCTGGGACACCCAGGGCACGTCGGCGGCATAGACGGCGGTGTAGGTCCACACGCCGTTGCTCACATCCTCGAACCGTTCCCGGGTCGGATAGAACCGGGCGCCCTTGATGTCCTGGTTGGACACGGCCAACCGGATGGCCGACAGCACGGCGTAGGCGCCGGCGTGGGTGCGCAGGGATCGGGTTTTGACGACAAGCTGGTATTCGAGGTGCTGGGTCTGGGCCGCGCCAGCCAAGACGCTCGGACCGCCGAACCGGCCGCCGCCGTACCCGACCAGCACCGCGCCGCTGGGATGGGTCAGGCGGTAGTTGTCCGGATTGTCCGGGAACGGCTGGACGGCCAGATCCGGCAGCGCGGCGGCCAGGACCGCCACCAGTTCGGTTTCGATGGCTTCAATCACTTAAAATGACTCCAGGGTGTCTTCGCCGAAGACCCGGCGGCGGTCGTTGACCCGGACGCTGGACGCATGGGGCGCGGAATCGGGCTGGCCGGCGGCCACGCCCAGGGTGACCTTGCCGGCCTGGATCTCGCGCAGGAGCCGCAAGGCCGTATCGTAGCCGCGCTCCAGGTTCTTCGGAGCCTCGCCGTTGGCATTGGCGTCGGGCCGGCGGGTCCAGAGGCGATAGGAGACCAGGTCGGCCGTGATCTCCCGCACCAGGCCCGGGACGGGATCGAGCGGCAGCACGTAGCGGTCGCGCAAATACCCGTCCACGACCTCGCCGGCCGCTGCGATCTCCGCGTCGAGCACGTCGGTGTCCACGGATGATGGCGGCACGGCGTCGTCGGTCAGCTCGATCAGCCGGTCCCGGGTCAACCGCCGTTCAAGGTCGGACAAGGCGCAGTAGGCCACGGTTTATTTCCCTTCGGCCGTCTTGGCGGCCTTGGTCTTGCCGGCATCGGCCGTGGTGTTCGCCGCAGCTTCGGCGCCGGTGTCGGTCTTGGCCGCCCCGGTGTCGGGCGTGCCGGCGGGATCGGTCTTGGCCGGTTCGGGTGCGTCCGGTTCCTCGACCTCTTCGGCCGCCCCGGCGGCGACCAGGGACACGGCGGCCAGCTCGGCGATGTCGGCGATCACCCCGGGTTCCAGCACGTCGCCGTCGTGCAACACCGCATGCAACAGCTTGATTTTCATGATGTCTCCTTACGCGGCCACGTTTTGCAGGAAATAGGCGGCATCGGGGCAGGTGATCACCTCGGCCGTGGACTCACCGGCCCGAACCTTGGTACCGCCGCGCAGGCCGATTTCCTTGGTGTCCCAGGCCCCGGCCACGGGCTGGCCGAAGGGCACGGTCATGCCAAAGGTCACGTCCCGCTGGGGCGCGGCCTGGCGATTGCGGTAGGTCAGTGCAATGTGCTTGCCCCAGCACCGGGCCAGATTGGCCGCCTGCCCCTTGCGGGCGGTATTGACGAAGGCCTCACCGACGAGGATCTCGTCCAGCTCGAACAGATCGGCCACGTCCTGGCGCCGGGCGATGCCGGACTCGCCGGCATTACGCAGGCAGGCGGACACGATCTCCGGATGTCGGGACAGCACGGACCAGGCCGGACGGCCGATGACCATGGTGTTGGGCCGGATCACGCACGCGTCCAGGGCGTTGGCGATGGTGGCGATGGGATGGCTGTTGGTGGTGTCCGAGAACTGGGAGGTGCCGGACAAGGTCACCTTGTTGGCTGTCGGGTAGGTGGCGGCGTTGAACACCAGGCCGGCCACCCGCACCTCGCGGTCCAGGGCGAGCAGGTTCATGATGTATTCCACGGAATTGGCGCGCGGGTCGATGCCGACCGGCGCATTGGCCATGTCCGAAGCCGGGATGGAGTCTTCCAGGCCGTAGTCCGTGGTGCTGCCCGTCTTCTCCTCGGCCGTGAACTCGACCTGGTTCACCTTGCCCCGGCGCCCAACCTTGGTGTCCGGGACCGTGAAGCCCTGGGCCAGGTTATAGAGGAAATAGATGAATTCCTCCTTGGACACGGGCGTGACCCGGGGCAGCACCAGGTCGGCGATCATCGCCCGGTTGCGGTAGGCGATGGCGATCCCGGTAAGTTCCGGGATTATCGGAAACGGTGCGCGCGGCATCTTATCCTCCTGTTACCCCTGGATCTGGCCCAGGATGATGAGTACGTCGATGATGTCGCCGGACACTCCGGCGGACAGGGCCCGGCCCACGATCTGGGCGTTGACCCCGGCGGCCGGAGCGGCGGCCACGGCCGTGCCGTTGGCGCCAGCCGTGAGCCACGCGCCGTAGGTGACGGTGCCGCCCAGACTCACCTCGACAATGCCGGTGTGGATCACGTCGAGGCGCTCGCCATCGGTGACGTCGAGGCGCTCGGCCACGCCCAGGATGGCATCGGTGCTGGCCGTGGCCACGGCCACGGTGCCTTCGCTGGCGCCCGCCTTGACAAGGGCCCGAGCGGAGACGGCCCCGCTGGCCACATAGGTTTTGGTCAATCCCGGATTCATTTGCGGGCTCCCTCTTGTGTTTCGCGCATCACCTCGGCCTGCGCTTCGGCAAAGCTCATGGTGCGGCCGGCCGCCTCGGCCTGGTCGACCTTGTCGCGGATCTTGGCGGCCATTTCATTGGCGTTGAGGCCTCCGGGATTGCCGGCGGCGCGGCCATGGGTGGCGAGTTCATTAAACTCGACCTGGACCGGCAGGCTTTCGAGAAAGGCTTTGAACACGTCGGTGACGGGCTTTTTCACCGTCTTGTCGCCCTCGGCGAAGTCCATGGTCCCGGCCCCATCGAGCCGCTCCATGAAATCCACGGCCAGGCCCCGCTGGAAATCGGTGAGCTGGCCCGTGGCCGCGAGCCCCTCGCAGAACCGGGCGATCTCGCCCCGGCGGCCGGTGGCCACGGTGGCGTCCACGCGGTTGGTCAGGGCCTGGTTGGCCATTTCCAGGGCGGCGATTTGCTTGTCCTTGGCGGTCATGGCCTCGGAAAACTCGGCCATTTTGGCGTTCAGGGCCGCCAGCTGGACGGCCGTGTCGTTGCTGCCCGTCATGGGCGCCTCCTTGAAGGCCGGAGACCCGGCCGGTTTGTCGTTGTGCGGCAAGGACAGACCCAGGAAGTCCGCAAAACGGGCGAAAAAGGATTTCTCGGGGTCCGGCTCCTCGCCGAATTCGTAGGTGACGGCCTCGCCCTCGGCGAACTGGACGTCCTTGAGGCCCTTGACAGCCGGAGGGACAGCCCCCAGCCAGCCGACGTGGCGCAACGTGCCGTCCGGATACAAGGAAATCGAACGCTTCTTGAACAGGCCGCGCCGGACGGCGTCCTCGAACTCGGGCTGCACATCCTTGAAGTCCATGAAAAGGCCAGGCCCTTCCCGGTACACCTTCTCGACCCAGCCAAAAGCAGGCGCATTCTGCGCGGGATGACCGATGACAATGGGAGCCTCGTGGTAGGCCGGGTTGTACGTCGCAACCTTGTCCAGATCGGCCTCGGTGACGGTGTGCTTCCTCCCGGCGCTGTCCGTGTGGGTGCCCACGCGGAAAACTTCGACGCGTTTGAACGGATCAGCCATTATCGGCCTCCTTGGTGTAGGGCGCGAGCTGCCAGGGCGTGGGCAACAGCGTTCGGAGTTCACCGGGGGAAATCACCCGGGATTGCGGCGGGAGAATGCCGTGCTCGGCCAGGATAAAAGCCACGAGCTGTGAGCAGACCGGCCGGCGCATGGTGTTGCGCACGGCACGCCAGGCCAGGGCAAGCAGGGTCCGGAACCCATAGCCAAGATGGGCGCTCGCCAGATTGAGTGCGGTGCGAATGACGGCAACAATCTGGCCGTCAGCAAGGTCAAGCTTATGGATAAGGATGTCGCCGTCATAGGCATCAAACCGATCCGAGGCCCGGTTAAGCACAACGCCCTCGGGCATGGCTTCGACCAGCAGGACGCTCCCGTACACATTGAAGCCGAGCGAACTGTGCGAACCTCCCGGGGCATGACGGCGGATCAACCGGGACAACAGCGAGTCGCCGACCCAGGTGACCACAAACACATTCAGCTCCGGTCGCAACTCGGCATAGGGCTTGACGCCCTTGATGCAACGCAAATTGATCATCGGCGCGCCTCCGTCACGGGGCAGGCGCCGCCGGCCAGGGCGACCTCGATGCGATCCAGCCGCCCGGCCAAGCCCTCCAGGTCGGCAAGGTGCTCGGCCAATTTGTCGCGCTCGGCCGTAACACGAGCCAGGTCCTTCCGGGATTCCTCCAACGCATCACGCAGGGAGGCCGATTCCTCGCGAGCCTCGACCAAATTGACGGCCAAAGTCGCCACGGCGTGCGGCGAAAGGACCATCACATGGGCGGCGCCAAAACCGGTGCATGCGGCCATGCAAAGCAGCACGATGCCCGGCCAGATGCTCGATCTTTTGTCAGCCATTGCCGCCTCCCTTGCGCGCACCGTCCACGATGGCCTGGGCGGCCACATACACGGCGGCCAGGGCCGCGATGGAGTCCTGGGCCGCCTGGTGCAGTGCGAGTCCCAGCGGGCTCTGGGCCGCCAAGGCCAGGATGGTCCCGGCGGCAACCCAGAGCTTGCGACTGGCGAGGCGGGACTCGGCCCTGGCCAGGAGCGGCGCGGCCATGGGGGCCACGATATTGCCCAGCTCGGCCGCCACCTGGGCAGCGACCGGCTGGGCCGACATAATGGGGTTATCGGGTTTGGTCGCGGGCGCCTCGTCGGCAACGGGGGGCTGGGTGGACAGCTGGGCGGGCTGCGGATTGGCCATGGCCATGGCGATGGCCTCGGCCACGGTCTGGAGCACATCCGGGGTCAACAGGCTGGCCGCCGAGGACGTGGGCTCAGGCATGACGCGCCTCCGTGGGCCAGGCGCCGCCGGGAATATGGGCCAGGATCAAACCGGGATACGGACTCGCGGCGTTGCCCCGGTTCCCCGGACCGCCGTTGTAGGCCCGCATGATGGTGGGCCACGTGCCGTCCCAATACCGATCCACCAGCCGGCGCACGTACAGGCAGCCCCATTCCAGGCCGACCTCCGGCACCGTCAACTCCGCAAACCAGCCCCGGAAGCCATTACAGCGGGCGGTCTCGCCCATGACCTGCATCAGCCCCCACGAGGTGGCCCGGCCAACGCGTTCCGTGTCGACCGAGGAGCCATGCGGCACGAAATTCATGGGTTTGCCCGCGCAATAGCGCTGATAGAAGGCCGGCTCGAACCGGGTCGCCCAGGTGATGCCCCCCACCGACTCGTGCAGCACCATCGCCCGCACGAGATCCACCGGCAGGACGTATTTGCTGGCCGCCGCCGCGATCAAACTTCCCAGATCGGGACCAATGCCGCTCTCGGCCATGTCCGCACCTCCATGCACAATGTGGGCGGACCATAGCGCGCGGCCAAAATATGTTCGCCCGCATGGTGCGGGCGAAAAAGATACGGGCAGTCGATACAGGGAGATGGAGGTGGTTCGTTAAACCAAGAGGAGCGTTATGACGGAAACCGCGCTGTTTTTGAAACTCATCGAGAGCATCGGGTTTCCGGCGCTCATTTTTGCAGTTTGGTATCTTTACCACCGCTCTCAGGTCAAGGCCTGGGAAGCGCGTGAAGCATCTCAGACCGAGGCGTTCAAGGCGCAAATGAAGGCCATGAACGAACATGAGGCGCGGATGTTCACCTTGCTCAACGGCCAGCTCGAAGCGCTGCAATGCCTGGTCGGGCAAGCCGCGCGGATGGAAACGAAAATCGACTCCAACATGTTTTGCCCCATGGTCAGGAAGGAATCCCATGCATGAAGAAATCTTGAAGGCCAAAGGTCGGCTGGCCGAGTATCGGCGCAAACGCGGCGAACTGTCCCTGGAAGGAAAGGGGCTGGTCGCGCTGTTGCGTAATGTCCTCGATCCCTACGAACCAGACTTGGCCCGCCTGCGCATCCCCGAGGCCCGCGCCAACATGGACCGGCTGGCCGCTGTCCACGCCGAGTTGCGCGAGCTGGACACCCGGATCGATGAGCTGGCCGACGCCCTGGGACACGCCGATGGCTAAAGAAGCCCTCCACGGCCTTGAGGCCGAACGCCTCTACGTCATCGAGCAATGCACGCTGGCCGAGATCGCCGGCCGGCTGGATGTCAGTGCCAGGACACTTCAAACCTGGAAGTCGCGCGGCGACTGGGACACCAAGCGCCGGGCCTATCTGGCCAGCCGCAGGTCCTTTCATGAGGAGCTGTACGAGTTCGGCCGCGACCTCCTCGCCAACATCCGCGAAGACCTCAAGGAAGGCCGCGAGCCGGGCACGGGCAAGCTCTATACGCTCGGCCGGCTGCTCGGGAACCTGCTTAAGGTCAAGGACTACGAGGATGTGGCCGCCAAAAAGGAAGACGTGGCCAAGGGGCTGACCCCGGACATCATCCGGCTGATCGAAAAAGAAATCGGCCTGACCGGCGACGATGGCCAAGCATAGCAAATACTTCCTGCCCTATCAGGGGCGGTGGCTGGCCGACACCTCCCGGATCAAGATCTGGGAGAAATCGCGCCGCATCGGTGCGACCTATGTCCAAGCCTACGAGGACGTGCGCGACTGCGCGGCCAAGTCCGTGCCCAAGGTCTGGTTCTCCTCGGCCGACGAATCGGCCGCCCGGGAATACATCGAGTACTGCGAGAAATGGGCCAAGCTCTTCCACTTGGCCGCTGAAAACCTCGGCCTGGTGCTGCTCGACTCCGAAAAGGACATCAAGACCTTCACCATCCAGTTCGCCAACGGGACCAAGATCCACGCCCTGTCCTCGAACCCGAAGGCCTTCCGATCCAAGGGCGGCAAGGTCGTCTGGGACGAAGCCGCCTGGCACGACGATCAGGACAAGATGTGGGCCGCCGCCAGGCCCACCATTACCTGGGGCTTTCCGCTTCGCATCCTGTCCACCCACAACGGGAAATCCTGCCGGTTTTACCGGTTCGTGGAGGCGGTCAAAAAAGGCAAGCTGCCCTGGAGCCTGCACACCACCCCCATTGAATTGGCCGTTGCCGAAGGGTTGGCCGATCGCATTGTCGGCCGCGACCTGACCGAGGCCGAGCGGGCCGCCTGGCTCGAAACCGAACGGGAAAGCGTCGGCGACGAAGATACCTGGCTCCAGGAGTACCGCTGCATCCCAGTGGACGAAGCCGCCGCCTTTCTGACTTACGAGCTGCTCGCCTCGCGGTCGGTGGCCGGCATCATCCGCCCCCTGTCCGAAACGACCGGCGACCTCTACGTGGGCGTGGACATCGGCCGCAAAAAGGACCTGACCGTCATCTGGGTCCTGGAGCGCTGCGGGCCGGTGCTCGTCACCCGGCTGGTCAAAATCATGGAGCGCACCCCATTTCACATGCAGCGCCAGGCCCTGTTCGTGCTCCTGGGGCATCGGGCCATGCGCCGGGCCTGCATCGACGCCACGGGCCTGGGCATGCAGCTCGCCGAGGAGTCGCAACGGGCCTTTGGCCAGTATCGGGTCGAGGCCGTCACCTTTTCCGGGGCAGTCAAAGAATCCCTGGCTTACCCCTTGCGCGCGGCCCTGGAGGATGCCCGCCTCATCCTCCCCGACGACCACGAGATCCGCGAGGACCTGCACAGCGTGCGCAAGGTTACGACCGCCGCCGGCAACATCCGTTTCGACGTGGCCGCCACCGAAGCCCGGGGGCATGCCGACCGCTTTTGGGCCGCCGCCCTTGCCAGGCATGCGGCCGGCGACAACACGTCCGGCGGCCTGACGGCCGAGGCGGTGGTCTCGCGGGGCCGGCGAGAGTCCGCCGAACTGCTCGATCGCTATTAGCGCCCGTCTGCGGCGCGCAAGGTTTCCGGACGGACGAATGGACGCCGGCCGGGCCAGGACGAAAATTGAACGGCGATTGAACGCAAATCGCCCGGCATCACGAGGTCACCACCATGCGCCAAGCCGGCATCTGGACCAGCCCTTTCGACTTTCGCCCCATCGACCGGGGCCCGGGCACCCTGTTCGAGGAGATCGCCACCCGTGATCGCAGCCCCGATTTTTTCAGCTTGGCCATGTCCCTGCCCGATCCGGACCCGGTGTTGCGCAAGCTCGGCAAGGACATCCGGGTCTACAAGGAGCTGCTCGCCGATTCCCGGGTTGGGCCGTGTGTCGAGTCGCGCAAGGCGGCCGTCATCAGCATGGAGTGGGCAGTATCTCGGGGCACCGCCCCGTCCGCCCAGGCCCAGTTCGTGGGGAAGTGTTTGGCCAAACTTCCGGTGGACGAGATCATTCGTCAGATTCTCAACGCGCCGCTTTTTGGGATGCAGCCCCTGGAGGTGGTCTGGCGCCGGGAGGGATCTTCCACGGTACCGGATCGGGTAGTCGGCAAGCCGGTCGAGTGGTTCACATTCGCCCCCCAGGACAACAGCTTACGCTTGCGGACGAAAAATAACCTCATCCTCGGTGAGGAGTTGCCGCCGAAAAAGGTCCTGCTGCCCAGGTACAACGCCACCTACGACAACCCCTATGGCGAACGGGTCTTGAGTCGATGTTTTTGGCCGGTGACGTTCAAAAAAGGCGGTTTGAAGTTCTGGCTGCGCATGGCGGAAAAGTTTGGCTCCCCTTACCTCTGGGGCAAATACCCGCGCGGCGCCGAGGACTCGGCCATCAACGACCTCTCGCGGAGGCTGGAAGACGCCATCCAGGACGCCATCATTGTGACGCCCGATGACGACTCGGTGCAGATTCTGGAAGCGGCGGGCAAGGCGGGCAGCTCGGCCCTATATCGCGACCTCAAGGAATCCTGCGATACGGATATTGCCATCTGCATCCTGGGGCAAAATCTCTCCACCAACGTCAAAAGCGGCTCCCTGGCCGCCGCCGAAGTCCAGGAGCGCGTGCGCGGCGAGATCAAGGACGGCGACAAGAAGATCGTTATCCAGACAATGGGCTCGCTCATCGACTGGATCTGCGAATTGAATTTCGGGCCGGGCGAACGGCCAGTCTTTGAACTCTTCGAGGAAGAGGAGGTCGACCAGAAGCTGGCGACCCGGGACAAAACGCTTTCCGACACCGGGCAGGTGAAGTTCACCAAGCGCTATTTCGCGAAGGCCTACGGTCTTGAAGAGGAGGATTTCGAGGTCGTGGCCGGCACGCCGGTCCCAGGTGGCGAGGCCACTCCCACCGAATTCTCTCAGGCTCCGGGCGCGACCGCCTCACCGACTGGCGACCCCATGGATGCCTTGGCCGCCGTCCTCACGCCCGAGCAGCTCCAGGGGATCGCCGGCAAGCTGCTTGCTCCGGTTCTCGACCTGGTCGAGTCGGCCGCCTCGGTCGAGGACATCGCCGAGCGGCTCCACGGCGTCTATCCGGACATGGACGACAGCACTTTCGAGGATCTGCTCATGCGGGCCATCTTCGTGGCGAGCGTCTGGGGACGATTGAGCGCACAGGCGGAAGGTAAGGAGGCAGGGGTATGAAAGACCTGGTCCTGGGACTTGCGTTTTCTGTTGCGGGACTCTTCGTTACATTCGTCTTCGGAGTGGGCATGGGTGCCCATGCCATCCTGCACACCATTCAGGTAGCGCCCCTCGTGCTCAGGGATGACGGGATCAACGAGCTGGTGCTCACACTGGGGCCATTCACCTACCACAAGCCCTATGCGGTCGAGGAAAGGAAGGGCACGCCATGAAATTGTGGCTCGCCAAACATCCGATCCTTCGCTTGGCGCTCGGTTTGAGCATCATTGCGCTTCTCGCCGTCCCGTTGCTTTGCAGAGACATTTTTTTAGGATTGTACGCTGCGCTGCAACTTTCTTTCCGCGATATAGGCGAAAGCACCAGTCTGCTTTGGCGCAGGACATTCCCCCGCAAGGTTGTGTGAATCATGCCCAACACTCCCGACCTTGCCTTTGCCATCGGCCTGCCGCCTGAACGGGCGATCGCCTATTTTCGCGCCAAGGGCTACGCCATCACTTTCGACTGGCACGAGTTGCAGGCCGAGGCGGCCGCCCGGGCCTTCACGGTGGCCAAATGCAGCAAGCTCGACGTCCTGACCGACATCCGGGGCGCCCTGCAAAAGACCCTCGACCAGGGCATGACGCTCAAGCAGTTCCAAAAGGAGCTGACGCCGACCCTCAAAGCCAAGGGCTGGTGGGGCAAGCAAGATGTGGTTGACCCGCGCACGGGCGAAGTGCGCCGGGCTCAGCTCGGCAGCCCCTGGCGGTTGCGCACTATCTACGAGACCAACATGGCCACGGCCTACGCCGCCGGCCGTTACCAAGAGCAGCTCGAAAACGCCGACGCCCAGCCGTACTGGAT